ATTGATCATACTTAAATTCTTTAGAAGCAACTTCATCTAGTGCTTGCATTATTTCTTTTGTGAAATACTTGTTAGGATCGGCAAGAATAGCAGAAGGATAAACGGAAGATTCACCAGTAAGAATCCGATTCCCCTTCCTGATGAAGATTCCATGCTTCTCACCCAGTTCCAATAGTCCATAATACTCATCCAATCCCCTTGAGTCAAAAAATAGTCGTGTTGCAATTTGAGTGTTCTCCTTTGTTAAACGTGATTTGTATGTTTTAACCTTGATAATATTACCAATGATCTCTTTACTACTATCTTTCTCTTTTGATTTAGTTAGAGTTATAATAGTAGACGCTGCATATTTTAAACCACTACCACCACCCATATCAGTTGGGTCACCATAAGGATTCATCGTCTTATATGTATGATTTGTCACTATCATAGGTATCTTTAACTTACCTAATTTGCTAGTGATAATTCTAAACACAGATTTAATTGTCTGTGATTTAGTCATGTCTCTAACTTGTTTATCATCCATTGCATCTTGTAATTCTTTTTGAGATGCAAGCATACCAAGAGAATCTAATATGATTAGAAGTGGTTTCCTATCTTTCTCAGGTGTTTTGAGAAGGTTGTCTAAAATACGTATCATCTGAGTACGAAATTCTTCTATAGTGTCTATAGGAAAATGCCATACCCTAGCAGGATCTAGACCACGATCTCTGAATAGATCTGGTGTTGCTGCTGCTTCACTATCAAAATAAAATACTGCACCATCAGGATGGTCATTAAGAAAAGTACTAGCAATACCTATAGCATAAAAGGTCTTACCTGTTGCTTGTTCACCTGCAATAGCAGTTACTCTGTTGTTAGGTATACCACCATAGATGCTACCACTTAATTGTGCATTTAATATATAAGAACCTGTTCCTATAAATCCTTGATCACTACTTGTATTTGATACAAGTTGTGCATAATCGTTCTTTGCTTCTTTAGCAAGTGTATCAAAAATACTCATACAAATAAAAACTCCAAATTACTTTCTTGTTTAGTTTTCCATCCTATCACATCAAGGATGTTTTTAAGAGGTGTGATAAATGATTTCTCAAACTGTGTTTTGTAATCTATTTGATCACTGACCTTTGGTATTTCTCTAGGAAATTCTTGGATGAAAGACATAACATTCTGTCCTAAGACATTAGGTTCCTTCAAGTATACATACTTGATTTTCTCACCCTCTTGAATAATAGGATACTTGTGTTTTAACCTATTACTCTTAAGTTGATGGTTATACAAGAGTGCTCCTCTCACATGAATAGGACAACTTTTCTTATACAGAGTAACAGGATCTGACCATTTTGTCAACCCATTGACGCTTCTAGGAAATGCTATCTCCTCAGGTGGCATACTATAGAACTCTGTTCTAAAGTCATCTATAAACTTTATTAGATCCTCATTTTCTTGTGTCATTATAATATTGAGAGCATCTTTAATCATCTTTCTACATGGTGCAGGTGTAGATGATTTGATTGCTTCAATACCCATCATTTTTAATTTAGCTTCCTCATATTTTACTCCTTCACTATCCCATACATTTAAAATATATCTTTTCTTTGCTGTCCATATACCTTTATCAGCAATGTTCTCACGTTTCATGATCATTTTTTGATCATACGCAGATACATACGTCGCCAACTCCTGATAGCAGGTGTCAATGTACGGTTCCAATTTTTCTTGGCAGATCTTATCCAGTATGGAAACAATTGCTGCTTTGTCGCTAGACCTATTACTAAAAAATTTATCAACAAGAGGTCCAAGGTTAAGATAGATTGAGTCGGTGTCAGATGCAATAACATAATCTTCTCCTTCTGTTTTAAGAATATTATTTAAGTAATCATTCATCTTGTTTTCTATCCAACGAATAGAAACTTGACCAGATAGAGTTATTGCTTCAGCATTTACTACTTTAAAATATCTAAAGTATTGATTACCGATAGCACCATAGGCAGAGTTAAGAGATATCTTCTTTGCCATTTGAATATTATTACAACGAGTGATTTCTTTTTCTAATTCAACTGATGGATTCTTTTCATATTCTTGTTTTGCCTTGATCATTTTCTTTTTAAAAATGACACGCTCATCATAATATTTTTGCATGAGTTCTGGTAAGAATCCTTTCTGTGTGGTGTCATACAAAGCACCATTAGCACATACTGTTGTATTATCTAAGTCGCTGAAATCTATTTCTTTGTCTAATATTCTATCTACTGTTGCTGATGAATGTCTATTGGGCATCAATGTCTCAGGTGAGATATTGTACTGCATTATAAGATGTGGGTATAGTGAATTTAAATCGAAGTTAACTACCCAATCATATAATCCTGGTTTTGGTTCCTTTACATATGCACCTGCATACTGAGTGTTTTTATCTGATCTTTCTATTGGTGGAATTACTATACCTTTTGACTTAAGGAAGTTGTATATAATACTATCCCAAGTTCTAACTTGTGAATATACATCATTGTAATTAACTTTAGCATCATATGCCATAGTTAATGCAAGTTCAATTAGTTTCATCTTGTCTTCCAGTTGGTCAACAAGTTCAACGTCAACTATATTATATTCTACAAACTTCTGCCAATCGTTAGTATAAAATTCTTTGAAAGTATCGTACTCTGAGTGGTCAAGTTTCTTCTGACCTAACTCTTGTTGTGCTATGTAATCTAACCTGTAAGATTCTTGTGCTTTATATGTAAATTTTTGATAAAGATCAAGATAATCTAAGACACTTAGACCAATAATTTCATAGTATATATGATTTCTACCCCTTATCTCTATCTCTTTTTCAAATACTTTATTCCATGGAGACATGGATTTCTGATGTTTAGTAGATAATATTCTCTCTATTCTTCTACAAATATATGGCATGTCAAACAGTTTTACATTCCATCCTGTAACAATGTCTGGAGTGTTCTCTGCCCACCATGCTAAGAAATCTTTAAACATATCTTCTTCTTTCCAAAAGAGACGATACTCAGTATCCTTAGGAGTAAACTCTCTTGTTCCCCATGTAATAATTTTCTTAGTAGTAAAATCTTTTACAGATAGACACAAAATTTCCTCTGAGGTCTCGGCAACATTTGGGAAACCATTCTCAGAGGTTGTTTCGATGTCAACTGCATATATCCTCAACTGTGAGGAATCATATGACATCTGTTCTTGTGGAAACTTAGAACTTATATACTGATATAAGAATCTATCGTTACCATATATTTTAAAATTATCAACATACTTATACTCATCAATAAACTGTCTTGCATCATTGACACTAGAAAATGGCAACTCTTTGACGTAGTGACCTTCTAGAGTTTTATACTCTGTCTTCTCATTACATCTAGCATACAAAACTGGAGAGAAACTCTCTTTGTATTGTACACGTTCGCCATTTTCATAACCAATATAATGTATTTTATCTCCTGAGAGATATACGTTACTATAAAAATTCAGATGTCTCTGGGACTTCTTCTTCATCATCTTGTGGTGGGACTGTCAATTTGTACTTTTCCAGAAGGTCTGGATCAGGGTCTACTATTGTAGCAATAAAATCAGAATAAAGCAAGACGTTTCTTTGACCGCTATATTTTGGGAATGCTTTAAACTCACCATCTATAATTTCCATTGGGTCAGCAAGGAAACATGATGGTTCCATCTCCATCTCTTGTATGTAAGAGATGACATAGCATCCATTCTTAAGTAGTAGGAGTTTGATTGTTTCCATCTTCCTCCACTTTATGTTTAGCAGTGTAATCCTGTTTGATTTTTTCAACAGGTTCGTATATTGTTACTACCCAATCAGATGGTATAACAAACTCCTGTTGTTGAGACATAGGTGCCCAATGTGTATAAGATACTTGGAACTTTGTCTTAGGTGCAGGTTTTTCTCCTTCAACTAATAGTTCTGCTTCTTCAACCTCCTTTGTTTGGAGTTGCATCACATAAGGATTCTTAAGGTGATATGCAATGATGCCTTTATTCTCTTTGTCGATAATTTCTTGTGCATCACTGATGACATCTTCACCAGATTTCATCAAAATAACTTTAACTGTCATAGCGATAGATTTTTGTCTTCTATAGTTCTAATGTATTTGGATAGTTTATCGAGGTATCCACGATTTCTTAACTCTTTGAACACTAGGTTCTCTAGAGCGAACTCTCCTCCTCGTTGAATTGCAGATCCTCTCATAGTTCTAATCTTCTCTTTGAGTTTGTTTAGAACAGTGATGTCATCTGCTTGAGTATCTATGAGATCATCAATCCTCTCCATCATATCACGAACTTTCTGTTTTAGCAAGGGGTCGGAAAAGTCCACGTACTGTTTACGTGGTTCTTGTATCCACCAGTTGTTAAGAACTGAGTAAGTACCTTGGTTTATGGGAGTTGGATCGTTGATATCTTGTGCATACAGTTCTACTGGTTGACCATAGAGGTTTACATCATGTGTTAATGCCCACAATCTTTTCTTATCTCTAAGGAAATCATCCAAGAAATCTGTTTGACAAGCAGCTATCTCATCCTTATCTACCACCAAATGCAGGTCTAGATCAGAATATTCTGTATAATTATAGTTGGCATTACCACCCACTAGAATTATATCTTGTATTGCATTTGGGGGGATCTTGGCAAACTCTGCCCAGATGTATCCTATTTCGAGTAGTTTATCTCGAACTTCGGTTCTTAATGTAAGTCCGTCCCAGAACTTTACATTGAGATCCTCATGATACATTAGGGTTAACCTAAGATCGTTAAAGGACTTCACGGAAGTAAATTACTTTTTAGTTATTTATCGTGTCCGTAATGCTAAGGTTAGGTTCAGTGACTTCATCACCACCAAATACTGCCTTACCTTCTTCAGCTGGTTTCAAAGTTTGACCATATGCTTCCAGTACAGCAAGAATAGGTTCTACTATTGATACAACCCAATCTGGATTGACAGCAATCTCTTCATCTATAGTGAGAGGTTGCCACCTTTCAAGAAGAATCCTACCATTGTACAGTTGGTTTCTCTCAGGAACATCAGGTACTAATTCCTTTTCAATTTTTACCTGATATGCATGAGTGAAGATGAATGCTTGTCTTGCCTTGGTTTCTTTCTCTTGAACCTCTTGGACATCAGCAATGATATCTTCACCCGATTTTAATTTAACGACTTTAATAGACATAATAAAATTACAGACACACTATTTAGATGTAATCTTTTCGTTGATGATGCTCAGGTACTACCTTACCTAATTCAATAGTAAGTAGTCCATCTTCTAAAGATACTGATCTAATTTCAGTATCATCAGCAAGCATAAATGCCCTTTCAAAATCTCTTTGTGCTAGTCCTTGATGGAAGTATTGATCAGAATCTTCTTTCTTGTCTGCTTTTGATCCTTCAACATACAATTTTCCATGCTCTGTATATACTTTTACTTCATCCTTTTTAAATCCTGCCAAAGCAACTTCTAATCTAGATTCGTGATTATTTAATTGAATTAGATTATATGGAGGGTAGTTACTATGATTTGGAAAATCAAAAAAGGATTCTAGATAATTGTTTAATCCTATGCTGTTCTGATTAATCTTTTCCATTAATGATGGAAGATCTGCAGCAGTGTATCTCTGGATGTTACCCATTGTTTTTCTCCTTAGAAAGCGAGTGTTAAGTTTTGTGACCCCCGAAGGCAATCACCACTATTTAGTAGTATGTAAAGTATCATTCCGTACACTATGGGTAGTACTATCCGTATTAATACCTTTTTAATCCTTTTATAGTATAAATAAAACAAGAAACATTTGTTAACATGATCAAAAAAGCATTGTTAGTTGGTATGTTTTTGATGATATCTCCTGCATCAGCAGAGATAGTACATAAAATGAGTTCTAGTGTACAATTGAGCGTGGATTCGGCTGCAAGCCAGGCTAGTCGTATAGGATCAAGTTATACCGTTAGTGGAAATAATTTGAAAGTAAGCGATGGTGGATCCTTTGGTGGACTAGGCACGTTAAGTTCAGGTACTGCAGTTGGTTATACAGCGTCAGCACTAGAATTAAATACTGTAGGGTCAGCATTCAGTATGTCGGAAACCTTTATCGAAGGTGACGATGTAACTTCAGCATCTACAGTTTCTGGAGGAGTTGTTGCTTCATTACCATTACTTGGTAGTACAACTACCACATCAGGTGGAGTAGCAGGTACCTTAGCTGGTACTATCACATCTGCTGGTGTGACTACGATTACAGCAGGTGGAGCTGGAACTTCAGCGACTGGACAATTTGTGTCAGAACTTACCATAAAGTAGGATACTATGTGTAATGAAGAAGATACTTGTCCTGATTGTGGGTGCTACTGCCCTTGTGAATGTGCCAGTTGCACGAAGTGTCCCTGTGGTACCTAATTTCACCCAGGGCTCGATGACTAGCCATACAGAAACTACTAGTACCGTGGTGGAGACCATAAATAGTATGGACTACTCCACGGGTTTTACCTATTCAATTTCTGGCCACGGGGTAACAGTCAACGACCCAGATGGTTTAACACCACCTGATACTTCGACATCAACTAATACCGTTAACGGTGTGAATTCAACATGGACAAACTTAGATTTATCAACAAAACCAGTGGTCACAATGACGACACCAGGAGCAAGTTTCTCTCTGGTAGAAAGTTATTCTGGAGCTGGTCTTCAGAATCACACTGTGATACAAAGAACGACAACTATAACAAGCGTAACCGATACAACAAGTATATTCCAACAGTAATTGCAGCAGTACTCGGTATGAACTCTTTACCTACCATGGCAGAGACCGTTGGTGGGGTGAGTGCTACTGCATCGCCAATCGCAAACAGTTCTGGAAGTGTCACAAACCAAGCTATACAGGTGCTTCAAGGACCGTATATAACCAATACTTATGGTGGTGGTATACAATGCCAAGGACCTACCATGAACGTAACACCATTCGTTACTGGAAATGTAACATGGAAGAAACCTTTTGAACGATACTATGACGATCCAGTATACGACGTTCATGATGCAGATGATGATGGTCAGATAGATAATCCAGGTGAGGTATTATATTTTGTCCCTACTAGAACTGGACAGACAGACAATTATAATTTATCAGTAGGTGTCTCTGCTACATGGTCTAAACCATTAGACAAAGACCTACAAGAACTATGTAAAAATGCTGCTGAGATACAGATGGCAGCAGTAAAACAAAACACTGCCAATAAACGCCTTGACTTTGAGATAGCTCGTTTGAAAAATTGCGGGGAATTGATGAAAGCTGGTATAATATTTGTACCAGGAACCAAGTATGCCAAGGTATGTGAGGATGTTATGCTAGTAAACCCACCAGGTGTAGTAGCAGAGCATACTCATGTCTTATCTCAACAACCTAACGTTTCTTTAGAGGAGGTAGACCTTTCTTCTGACGATAAGCATTCGCACGAACAAGATCACGAGAAGGACGATCAGGGGTCTTCCCGACACTGGTTTGAATTTTGGAAATCACCTTCTTCACAGCAGGTTTCACTACCCTCAGAATCAAGTCAGCTAGAGGTTTTGCAAATAGGGCAGATGTCGCTGCAGTAACACCGATTACTGCTGTAGTTGCTGCTACCTGAGTCGATGGTAGATATTGTTCGACTGGTGGTATGTCAGTATACAATGTCACACAGATTTTTGCCCCACCAGGATTCTGAGGATTAACTCTTAACTCATGTCCTGATACTTTTTCTTTTTGGTTTGTTGCTATATCTCCTACTCTTAATGCATTAGGTCCTGGACATGGTGGATCTTTATCTATCTTAGGTGTCTCAGGAACTTTTGTTTCTGGTACTTCTGGTGGTGCTACCACTGGTACTTGTTCTGGTCTTGTTATTAATAATTGCTCAGGTTCAAAGTTCATAGCATTATAACTAGGAACACCTGCATCACAGAATGTCTTAACGGTACTTGAATCGTCTTCTATTATACTATCATTTCTATCGCTAAACTCGTGTGCTTCTACACAACCAGGTATGTTTATTATAGGTGTACCAATCTCTGCAGTAACTGGTTGGTATGGTACGAAAGCATGAGGAGTAGGGAACGTGTATACATTAACATCACGAACCCCAATATTGTTTATTTCTATCTCCTTGATAGGCACTTTAGAAGCTAGGAACTCCTAGACCAACAGGAGGAACTGCAGGTGACTCTGGTGATCCCATGTCTGGTATCATCTCAGTAACACCACCTAATGCTCCACCACCAAGGGAACCTAGTGCTTTCTCTTTGATGCTTTCTATGATTGCATCCTTACGTACATAAACGTAACCGCCAATGCCAACAACGGTAAGAGATACAACAGCAGACGAAACAGCGAGTACATTAATTAATTTTTGCATGATTTTATTTGGTATCAGGGATAATTTTAACAGGACCTGACTCGATCCTTATGGTTTGGGCAGGTGCAGTTTCAGATGCTTTAGCAATAAGAAACTCCATATCCTTTTTAGATATGTTAGCACTACCAGGATCAGCATCACCTTTCTTCTTCTTGCCTCCCGTTTGAACGCCAAAAGTAGCTAAAGTGCCTGTGAAGACCGAAGCTATGAAAGTTGGATCAATCTTTTCTCCTGCATCATAACCTGGTATTTTAACGTAGTTCAAAGTTAAAATTCCTGCGGACCAGATAAGAACGATCACTCTTATAAGTGTCGCTAGGTACATCAGTTGCTCTTCTTTATCATCAACTGCTTCCTTAAGTTTACCTAGAGGACCTTTCGGTTTCTCTTTTACTGCTTCTGCCATAACACAACGATATCTGCCCTATTTATACAACTGCAGGTGTCGTTTTCTTTTTGCCTATATTATATTTCGATTCTAATTCCCACTCACCCTTCTCTTTGTAAGCCAGCACTTTGATTTGGTTTAGTGGTGCAATATCTGTAATTGTTTCATCGTTTACAATACTTATAAGACCCCAATCAGATAACAACTGAGTAATACGATTACGACGTTGTACATCATTCTGAGTTAAGTTTGCTGTCTTACCATCTAAAGCAAACAATTCTTTAAAGTGTACGATATAGTATCTACCTTGCTTGTGTAGTATATGACAAGATTGATATAACTTCTTTTCTTTACGAGAAGCAACACCTATCCTAGATAATGTTTCTCTTACTTTTAGAAAGTCGTCTGGTTGAGAAAGTTTCACCTCTACCATACTATCACGAGTCCACTGAACTTCAGCTACTTGGGACATTTTTTCCTCCACGGTTTAATTTCGATTTCAAATGATCAAGTTGATCTTTATTTAGGATTTTAAGGATTGCCTGTGCCTTTTGGGTACTATAGTTATAGTACGTTTTGACTGTCTCCAAGTCCTCTATCTTCACTTTCTTCTCCCAAGGAGAAAAACGCTTTCTTTTCCTAACCGTATTTATATAAAAATCGTACTGAAGTTTGTTTGGAAGTTCATAATATATGTTCATTTCATTAGCAAGTAACACAGTATCATAGTGAGATGCCATACACTTAGTTACTACCCATGCAGGATATTCCTTTTCCCAACTGGAATCTTCGCTATCCAGTAAGTTCTGCTTTGTCTCGTTGATTGTCTTCAAATAGTCCGATAAGAGATGTTTGTTGTTCATAATTTAGTAGGAGAAGTTCTTTTCTTTTCTTTTGATCTTTAGTATATGTACCAGAAGATCTCATAGTATAGGTTAGATCCCAATCTTTTTGATACCAATCAGGAAATCTATCCTTAATAAACAATTCTGAATTATAAGTTATCATACATTTATTGTCTGAAGCACATGCTTGAGCAGCAAACCATTCATGATCAAATGATTTATGCATATCACCTTTATTACCATACAAGTTATCCTTAATAGCATATGGTGGATCTAGAAATACAAAAGCATTTCTACCATACAACAATTCTTCATAAGATTGATTAGTAATTCTCCATCCTTGAATCAATTCACTCAATGCAGGAAGTTTATCTATACCTCTGAAGGTAAAGTTTGCTCTAGATGCTTGCTTACTGAAAGAACTGTTAGCAGTTAGACCACTAAAAGAACATTTGTTTGCCACATAGAAATTAAATCCTGACTCATAGATATCATTGTTTAATTTATCCTTAGCATCATCAAATGCCATCCTGTGTGCATCGTAACTCTCACCGAGTTCTGTCTTCAATTCCCTTAGATCATCACACAACTGCTGTCCGTGGTCTCTGAGGGTCACCCAGAAGGCATACAGAGGGTAATAAAGGTCATTTACCCACACATCTGTATTAGGATAAGTTTGGGTCACGTACAGTGCCATAGAACCGCCCCCTAGGAAAGGTTCTCTATAACTTTCTATCTTAGGTAAATGTTGTGATAGAAATTTAATTGCTCTGGACTTACCACCAGGATATCTTAAAGGTGTGGTATACTTCATTTAGATAGGAATACAACTCCGTTATCATAGTTACCGAAATCTCCTGATGGAGGAGGAATGATAGGTTGGTATATACCTCTAGGTTGATAATCCTCAATCAATGCTTCTATTGCTGTATCAAACCATCTGTTCATTGACTTTGCCATAGCACGATAAGATGTACCAACATAGATTTGACCTGCAACTACTGCTACAGTTGCTGCACCCCAGAATGAATAGTACCATCTGGATTTCACTTGTGCTCTCACACGATCTCGTTTGTTCATAATAATAATTTAGATTTAAGTTTAGAGTTTGGTTTCATTGAATGAAGAAGATCATCTAATTTATCTGATAGTACATAAGAAAAACCAATAGTAGTTCTGAGGTTATCAGTAAGAGCATTAGGAGAAGATCCATAATGATCCCAATTAGATGGAACTAATACACCACGATTCGGTATATATGGAACGTGGTTATATTTATTAGTGTTTGTATTATAGCATACAAATTCACCACCCCATTCTTGATTCCATTCTAGATTAGTAAAAAGTACGAATGTCCATACCCAAGGTTGTAAGAAATCCTTATGAAAAGGTGCTACTTGATTAGTAGTTTGTCCATTAACATGAATCTTACAAAGTTGGATGGGGTTACGTATGTACTTTTGAATCTTTAACTTGATGTGAATTGCTGCATCATAGAAGGCAATTCTATCATGTTCATATTCAAAACCCCAAGATAATTTATTGGCAGTGTTTGAATAATTAATTAAAGACCATCCACTATAAAGTTCATCACTCAATGCAATGAAATTCTTTACAGGTAATACTTCATTGTCAAATGAAATACAATCCTTCATTAGTCGTCATGGTCATCCCATTGATCGGTAAGACCTTCGTTGTTGAAGAATGCTCTGTATATAC